TACAGTACCATTAAATGTTGCTAACTTAATTAGTTTTCTTGTAGCTCATATTGGTTTACCAAGCATAATGGATAAAATGATACGCTGTGGCGAACCAATGAATTTGGCTAATACAACTTTATTGATGGACCATATGACACAAGGACAAAAACATCCTATGCCCACTATTTCTGTTCTTTATAAAAATAGTCGAGTTACATTAGACCCTTATGATGATATGGTTTTCGGATTATATTTACAAAAACTTAAGGGTTTACTTTCAAAGACACACAGTCTTTCTTGCCCTAAGCCTTTGGCAATTGTATATTGTTCGGGTTGTATAGATGATGTTCCTATTGAAGATGCACATTGGACTTCGTGTCATCATTTCATTTGTAAATCTTGCAAAACAGAAATGGATTCTCACGTTCAACCTCCTACACGAGGAGCAATTATTGACAATTGTTCGACTTGTTTAGTTTGTATGAAACAACAAGACACGCCATATGAACCATTGACACGCTTTTTCGAAACAAATGGACCTATTCAACCAGGAACCGCAGCGATGTGGTGTAATGATTGTTGTAAGGCATTTGTTCAACCATTGCCTTGTGGTGGAGATGAAGCTAACTTGGAAAAACTATGTGATTCTTGTAAGCCATTGGAACATATTGCTGAGGCAAAATATTGTCCTGGTTGTGACATAAAAATCTCTAAAAATGGAGGTTGTGACCATATGGAATGTCCAAAGTGCGATACGCACTTTTGTAATGGATGTTTGTATGAGTTTACTGGCGACCAAATAAATAAAGTAAAATCCAAATACTGGGTATGTAAAAATGCTTGTGATGACGCATTTGTTAACTCAGAATTAAATGTAAATGGTGAAGGATATCATAGTGATGATGGCTGGTGATAGATACAATAGTTATTAATATAATATCTAAATCAAAAATTATAGTTTAATAACTATATTTTTTTATAGTTTATAATTTTTTATTTTTATCAATTTAAAAACTATTTTTATAAGTAATAAAGATATATAAATATTTTTTAATACAATGACTGATACCATAAATGATAGTATAAATGATAGTATAAATAATACAATGTCTGATACTATAACTAATACAAAAACTCTATTAGAAACTCACACTAATAATAATATTAATAATAATATTAATATTACTATTAAAAATAAAAAGAAAAGAAAAATTGCTATAGATACTGTTTGTTATCAATTAGCAAATAATAACGATATTATTGCTATTTGGGAGCGGTTTTTTACTCATTTACCAAATAATAAAGATAATGAGTATTATGAAATTATACTATTAAAAAGGACACCCTCAAATGGTATTAGTTTTAACTTTAAACCAGAATTAAATTTAGAAACTAAATTTAAAATACTACAAGTAAATGATTTTAACTATATAACTATGAATCAAGATGTTGATATGTTAAATAATATATGTAAAATGAATAAAATTGATGTATTTATATCTACTGCTTTTACTTATTGTAATGTTATACCTACTATTGTATTAATAAATGATATAACACCGGAACTAAATAAAAAAACAGACATGGTTGTAAATAATCATTTACCATTGCGTAGTCAAGTTATCATACAAAGAGAAAAAGCAATTTATAACGCATCTGCTTTTATTACATTTATTAATAAAAAAGTATCTGATGAATTATTAGATTATTATCCTCATATTTTAAAAAATAATATTCCTTGTGATATTATTGTTCATACTAATATTAATATTAAAAATGAAAATGAAAGTAAAAAAAAATTGTTTCAATATAATTCAATAGATACTTATTTATCACACGTTGAAAATACTATTTTAAAACCACAACCATTTATTAATATTATATTACAATCTTATAATGAAACAAATGTTGATAGATTAAATGAATTTTTTTATTGTATTCATCAAAACTTACAAAATCCTTATGTTAAAATGATATATGATTTTGGAACAGGTATAGAATATACTGAAAATAATAATATTGAACTTTTAGAACTATTTAAAAATAAATATACAATTGTTAAAAATAATGGTGATGAAAAAACTAATATTAATTGTGAAAATAAATGGCTGACATTTGAAATGGCTATTGATTATGCTAATAAACAATCAGTAAATAAAAGTTTAAATACGGGTGATTATTGGTGTATTCTTAATCTTGATATATTTTTAGATAATAAATCAAAATGGAATACAATAAGAGGACAAATTAATAATGGATTTATTTATGCTCAATCAAGACACGAATTTATTGGTTGTGATAATAATAGTAATAGTAAAAAATTAAAAGAAAATTCAAAAATGGATAGTAATTTTTCTAAAATGTATCACGCCAATACACAGGATGCTTGGTTATTTAAAACACCTTTGGATTGTAATGATAAAAATATAGATTATAATTTTGAATTAGGTTTTTTGGGTTGTGATAATGCCATTGCTGAACGATTTATGAAATCAGGATATAAAGTTATTAATCAACCTCTTACTTATAAAATTTTTCATTATGATATAGCAAAAGGTAAAACAAGTAGTAATTTTTTAGAAAAACATACAAAAGAAACTAAAGAAAAATTATCTAAAATGATTAAGCCAAAAAATAAATATCCGGAACGAAAAGGTTCTTATTTAGTTCCAAATTACGACCAAATGTTAAATGCGAATAATGGTCAAGATATTAATTTAATAGGTTTAACTCAAAATTTAGGTGGTTGTAGTAATTGGGAACGCTATGAATTTATTAGCCGGTTATTTAGTGATAGAATTATTATAAATAATCCTTAAAACTTATAATTTTCTTATGTATTATTATTTTTGTATTTTTTCTTATTTTTGTATTTTTTCTTATTTTTGTATTTTTTCTTATTTTTTTATTTAAAAATTATTTTAATTATACTATAAATATGAAAGTGATAAAACTAAAACTAAAAGATGAAGTTTGAAATACTAGATAATGATGTATCATTAACAATGAATATATTTATAATAATATCTATTCTATTAGCATTTATTTATAATAGTTCTCAAATGATTAAACTTTATTATTATGAATCAACACGAGATTTTAATAGATTATATATATATTTACAAATTATAAGTAATTTTATCTGGATAAGTTATTTTATAGAAATTGATAAAATAATGTTTTTAATACCAATAGTATTAAATACATTATGTTTATTATATATTGGATATTATAAAAGTATAGATTTATATAGAAGAAAATTAGAAAATAATAGAAATAGATTATTATATAATTATTATAAAATAAATTATACTGAAAATTATACTGAAAATGAAACTATAAGTAATAATAATAGTAATAGTAATAATAGTAATAATAATAGTAATGTAAATAATATTAGTAATAATTATGAAGATATTGATAGTAATAGTGATAATGATAGTGATAGTGATAGTTCAATAATTTCAGTATAAAAATAGTTATATATATATAAATTATATATTTACAATGGATCAAAACTAATGACAAATAAAATAGCATCACATTTAATACCAAATGTTAATTCATTAAGTTTTGTAGTTGGTGTAATATTAATTCTATCATATCTATTGTAATAACTAATATTTATATTATCAGCATTTGCTGCCATAGGTTGAAATAAACATTTAAAACCTATACTTTGTATATATTTATCTATAATATTAAATTGTTCTGTTGTTAATGTTGTTAAATTGACAACACCTTTTTCATTGCCATAAAATTCTTTACATAACATTGTAACAAATTGTAAAAGAAACTCAAATAATTCTTTTAATGAATTTAATTCAAATTGTAATGGATATGTATTAGGTGGTTTAGGTGTTGTTTTTACTACTTCATTAAAAATTTCATTAATATCAAGTTCTTTTTCTTCGTAATTCATTTTTATACTTTATTTAAAATTTAAATTATTTAGTTCATATAATATTTAAATTATTTATTTCATATAATATTTATAATTTATATTTATTTTTTTATTATATTTTAAACATATATAATTTAATACAATTAAAATATATTATCTAATAATAATATAAAACATTAACTATATTTAGTTTTTAATATATTTAGTTTTAATTTAAAAAATGAAATTAAATACTGATGGTGTAGCAATATCTATATTAATTTTAATATTAATGATATTAACGTGTCATACAATGAATTATTTATTTCCTAAGGATAGATATACTATGAATAATAATATGAATAATAGTATGAATAATAGTGCGAGTATGAATAATAGTGCGAGTATGAATAATAATATGAATAATAGTATTCGTATAAATAGTAATATAAATAATACTATGTCTAATAAAAATGAAAAAAAATCATTGAATAATTTTTTAAATATACCTACAAATACAAATTATAATAAAATATATTATCAAAATTCAAACACAATATCATCTTGTAATAATGTTGAACATGCTAATATTCCTTGTAAAAAAATTTGTAATGCTGAAGAAGATTACGCTTTATCTGATAGTGAATTAGCATTTTTATATAAATATGCTTATGAAGAAGCAGGAAAAGAAATATTAATGCGTAAATTAAATGGAGAAGAACTTGAATAATTTAGATATAAAAACTAAATACTTTAATTAAAAAAACCCATTTGATTTTCATTTATATATCTATTTATTGTATAACTATTTTTACTTGTAATAATTGTAATTGTAAAATTAAATCTATTATGATTAATGTCATTTTTAAAAAGATAACCATCTGGTTTAAATTTAAATATTTTTAAATTTTCAACAATATATTTAGAAATGGTAGTATCAAATTCATACACTATATCAATATCTAAATCATTTTTGTAAAATACTTTTTCGACATTTTCAAATGTATCTTTATTTTTTTTAAATTCATTATCCATACTATCTAAAAAAAATTCAGTATTATTTTTATCTTTGCTAGAATGTTCTACAATCATTTTTGCTATTTTCCAATAACCACTATCTTTTTGTTTATGATAATTTAATAATTCTTGTTCTAATTCCATTTCTTTTTTTTCATCATAAATCATATAGAGTTGTTTAGGTTGAGATTGTATAATAATATTATCTGTTTCAGTCATTTTAATTATTATTATTAATAATTTATATTTTATAAGTAGTCTGTAAGTTAATTATATTTATAATTTATTTATAGTTTATATTTTACTAAAAAAATAATATATTAAAAAATAAAAATTAAAACGCTTAAAATAGAATATAAATGTAAAAATATAAAATGTAAACTTTATTTTTTTTGTTGAATACTAGTGTTTTGTGTTTCATAGTTTAATATTGTTTCATATCTTCTTTTTTAGTAACGGTCATTCTATACATACCGTGTTTATCTTCAGGATTATACCAATACACACCTATCATAGGATTATAATTATTACCTAAACGGTCAGTTCCAATATATTGTTCAGTTGCTCCTGGTGGGGGATTAGCACTTCTTAAATTATTATGAATTAAATTTGTTCCTGAAGGAGTAATAGGTATATTTGCCCAAGGTTCAGTAGATTGCGGATTTCTGTATAAACCACCATTAGGAGCACTTTCAGGTATAGCAGTATTAGAATCAAAATCACGTTTTTCTGGCATAACTAAACCTTCAGTTAATGTTTTATAGGTTCCTTTTTGAGCACTAATTTCCATATAAGGACAATATCCCATATTCATATCACCATTATTATCTTTTAATGAAGTAATGTTAAGTTTAGACATAGTTATAATCTAATTATATTTTATTATCTATAATGTAATTATATTTTATTATTTATAATGTAATTATATTTTTATTTTTTATTTTATTTATATTTTAATCTTTATTTCTATTTTAATCTTTATTTCTATTTTAATCTTTTCTATTTTAATCTTTATTTCTATTTTAATCTTTATTTCTATTTTAATCTTTATTTCTATTTTAATCTTTATTTCAAAATATTTATTTGCTCTATACCATTACTATTTACTATTTCTAAAACTTGTGGACTTCTATTTGACCCACTCTCTCTATTACCAAAGGCTCTAGACATACCAACATCACATCTCCATACACGGTTATTACATATAGAATTAATACCTTTATTTGAAGAGTATTGAGTAGTATGTCCTATTGCTATATGAGTGGCTTTATTATAAACATTATTTTTATTATTATATTCATTTAAAATAGTATTAAGTTTATTTAATAATTGTTTTTCTTTTTCGTTATCAATATGAGTATCTCCAAATGCGCGGTTCCATAATACACTATTATTATGTGTTTTAGTAAGATTATTATAATGTTGTTCTATATATTTTTTTTTATTATCTATACCTAATAAATACATAGATACTATATTATTTACTAAATCCATTGTATATGTTTGCATTGTTTCCAATACTGGACTACCGTGACAAAATAACCAATTGCCAATTTGAAGAAGAACATAACTATTAGAACCTATTAAATTAGCACATATACCAGTCGGTGAAAAAGCATATAATCTTTCTCTAAATCCTTCTGGAACTTGTGTAAATTCATCATTATGATTATCATTATGTGTATTATTAATATCATAAAATTCATTTCGTTTTTTTGTTTTTGATTTTTTAAATTTATAACTATTATTTTTTAATGTATTTGATGCGTATGGATATTTTGAATTTCTTTTATATGTTTTTATTAAATGATTTTTAAAACATTTGAATTCTTTTAAACTTACATAACGAAAATCGGCTTCAACATTCATTATTTCGTGATTACCAATAATACTAAAAACACGCCCTTCATTTTTACTTGCTAATTCATTTAAATAATAAAATAAATATAATATTTCTAATGTTGTTCCTTCATCATTAAAAGCACTATCTTTTGTAATATCATTATGATCCCATTTTTGTGGTCTTACTCTATCAATTTGGTCTCCTAATTGAACTACATAAGTATCTTCACCAATCCATTTAAGTTTTTTAAAAAAAGAATTCATATTTTTTACTGATTTATCTTTAGGTAATTCTATTTTTTTTATACATTTAGCAATAATAAAACAGTCTAGAGTTGCTTCTAAATCTCCATGAACATCACCAAATACAATGACACGTCTTTGATGTGGTAATATATGTAATTTGTTATGTGCTGTATCTAGATATTGTTTAGATACAGTATCATTATCATAATATAACTCTACTAATTTAGAAATATATGTATCTTTATTATGCTTACTCTCTTCTTTTT